GCGTCCACCGTCTTCTGTTGTAACTGTAGAGGAAGAGGAAGTCATTGCTTGTTAAGAAACGTAACATAATTATATAGCAAACATTAAATTTCTGTCAAGTATTATTACCTAGTCCTGACATTTGGAATAAATATTCTTTTTAAATTGGAAGTTCAACTAAGCCCCTATGAAGTAATCTGTGACAACAAGCACACAACGGAACACACTTATCTAATTCTGCTGGTAAATATTTGATTCCATACCTATGGAAATCAGCAATCTCATATTTCTTTTCCGCTGCATTCTTGTGGTGCATATCTATACAGCAGGGATCAAACCGTTGTTGACAAATCATACAAGGTTTGTCTTTTGCTTCTAATATCATTTGTTGCTTTTTAAGTCTTGTTGTCTGCTTCAAAGTTCCCTCCTTACGCTTTCTTCGACACCATTCTCTTTGATACGCTCTTTTCTCATCACCTTCTAACGGCATTTTATTATTAATAGGTTCGATGTTATTTATACAGTCGAACCTTTAAACTGCAACCCTTGGACTCGAACCAAGAAGACCTACCACGCTAATGATTGATCGGGAGGGAAACAACCTCCTGCGTTTACCAATTTCGCCAGGTTGCATTGAGACAGCTTAACTTAAAGCTGTCATTAGACGCTGCATACCAATACCTCCTCCACTCCTAGGGAAGAAGTCGAACTCAAGGAATTCATCAAGTTCCTTCTCGACTCTTTCCTTTCCAAATAAATTGTAAAGTAGTTCAGCATATTGTCCATCAGATATACTGTGGAAGGTATCTCTCATTTGATCCTTGTCGGTACTCCTTTCGGCACTACCGATAGTTTCCATACCACCTAAGATAACATCAATCTTTTTACTAGTACCATCATCATTCCTTGCCATATTCCAGAAAGGTGATGTCCATTCAGGGAAATCAGTAATCATACCACGTCCAATAGCAGATTCATGATCATGGTCTAACTCTTTAGTTCCATAATTTTCTGCCCAACCATTATATTTTAATATTTTAAAGTTAGATATAGGCAATCCAAGGTGTTCACATAATTCAATTTCTAATTCTTCTAGTTCTTTTACTCCTCCTTTCATCTCAAACTCAAACATTGGAAAGATAGTTTCATGTCTTCCTTCTACTGGGTTTGGTTCTGCTCTGTATGAAGTGGAGACACAGAAAAACCCTTCTACTGAAGGGTTGGAAAGTAATTCATATTCTAACCACATCTGACCTGTCTGTGGTAATGGCCAAACTTGACCATTATAATTGTATGTTGCTACTGTCTCTGGGTCTTCACAAGCAGCAAGGATACTCAAGCGATTCTGAGTATGAACTTCTAGAAAATTTTTAGACAAAAAAAATGACCTTAATAGGTCAACGGTCTCACTATACTTTTTGGGGTCAATCAGTGCGGTCATTTTATTTCTTGACAAAACTATATTATTTAGCATAAAAAAAAGGCACCCGTAGGTGCCTTTGTTATTAAAAGAAGATATAAACTTCTTACATGAGGTTCTTAACAGCAACACGTCTGTAGTAGCGGTTGTTGTTGACAGTAAGTAGTCCGTTACCGACTGTTGTTCCTTCAGCGAATGGGTTTGCAACAAGACCATATCTTGTCTTAAATCCGATTTTAGGCTGGAAGGTGTTTTCTCCCACTGCACGAACCATCTGTAGAGGAACGTATGGGCAGTAGAATAAACCAGCGTCATAAGGAGAAGAACCCTTATAACCAACAACGTAATACTGGTTTCCTGGAGTTGCGTTAGCAGAAGTCAGGTTAGCAGCATATGGGTCGATGTATACTCTATACTTACCTTGAAGAACACCAGCAAATGTATTGCCTGTGTCATCAACGTTAAGGTTAGCGTTAAGTGCAGGAGTATAATCCAGAACGCCAGCCATGGTGAGGGCGGATGCAACGTCTGCAGAGCAGAGGATGATGTTACCCTTTCCGCGACGAGTTCTTTGTGCGATTGCGTTAGCGTCGCGCTCGATCTGGAATAGAAGTCCTTTGAACTTCTCAACTGACCATCTACCGTTGGAGTCGATGTCTAAGTCGAATATACCAGCTGTTGCGGTATTTTGTACAGCACCTTGCTCTGCAACCTTGTAGATAGTTCTGATAACTTCGCGGTTAATTTCAGCGAGGATCTCAGTGCTAAGGATGTTAGCAAGTTCTGCTTCAGCGTTAAGACCATGAATTGCTTTCAAGTCTTGAGCGAGTTCTAGTGAGTACTCGGCTTTTAGTGCTCTGGAACGTGCAGTAACAGTGACTTTCTCGATTGAGAATGCCATCTGGTTGAACTGGTTGTTCGCACCGTCGCCTAAGTTCTCAGATGTACCCGTATACATGCCTTGACCAACATCATAAGATGTGGATGTGGCAGTACCAACTGGGTTAAGAACTGCGGGGTTGGATCCAGATTGTGAAGTTGTACCCATACCAGAAACACCATTGGTGAATTCTGTGGTATTGAACTTCGAAGTCTGTCCAGAGAATGCGGAATCTGCTTCGTTGAATAGTGCTTCGCTGCTCTGTCCACCTGACATTCCGGTGTACTTAGAACGCATTGCGAAGATAAGTCCAGTAGGACCACTCATTGGCTGAACACCAGCAAGGTCATAAGCGACCAAGTTAGGCATTGAACGACGAATGAGGCTAATCAATACAGGGTCGAAACCTGCTTGTGGTGCAGATGCACTCGAACCAAAACCGCCTTGACTTCCTGCGGTGTTGGCATGGTTTGTTGGAACAGTTTCCATCAAGCTTAAGCCTGATCCGAACTGTTGTTCCTCTCTGAGGAATTTCTCTTGGTTTTCTAACAGGACAGCAGTAACTGCTTTACGATGATTGTCTTTGATTGGATCAAGACCTTCATACTCTAGAAGCGGCTTCCACTTTTCCTGCAACTGTTCTGATTGGAACATTTGCTTTTTACCTATGTAAAGTTTGTTTTAATGTTAAATTCAGGGGTGACTATTTAATCCTTGAAAGTGTATTCAGATAGGCAGACATTGATGCAGAATGTGATTCAGCACCTGAGTTGTCTACTCCTTCTGAAAGAGTTTCAGTCTTAGTAGTCGTTGGAGCACCTTTAGCAGGGAAATAAGATTCCTTCAGGGTTTCCAACTTTTCACGATATTCTGTGTCACTTTCAAACTCTACACCTTCAGCAAGTGAAGCGAGCTTCTCCTTCTGGGTCTCTGCAAGACCTTCGGAGACATCTCCAAGAATACCATCAGCAACAGACTCACCGAGTCTCTTGTTTAATCCGATGTTCTTTTCGATTTGCTCATTGAGCTTGGTTTCCATGTCATCAAGTTTTTCTACCATACTATGGAGGACATCATATTTTTCTTCAGGGATTGATACATAATGTTCTTCAAAAAGACTCTTCATTCCTTCGAGGAATGATTCTGTCATCTCGGTCTTAAGTCCGGCTTCTACAGCTAACTGATTCTCAGCGAACCATTCGTCAGCAACGTACTCAAGATAAGAATCTACTCGCTCGGCGAGTGATGCTTTTGCTGTTTCTACTTCTTCAGCAAGTTTAGCATCAAATTCTGCTTGAATTTCTTCCTTAACTGCAGCAACTTTAGCGTTGATTGCTGCTTCAAAGATAGTTTTTGCTTTTTCTTTGAATTCTTCTGAAAGGTCTTCGCCACCAAGGAGAGCATTGACATCTTCTTCCATGTCATACTCGGCAACTGTCTCTTCGACAGTTTCTTCTGCTTCAACAACATCCTCTTCAACTACCTCGTCGGTAACTGTAGGAGTTTCCTCCAGTGTTGCTTCAGCATCCATTTCTTCTTCCTCAGTTTGAGCAATAGCACCTTTTAGTTTTTGCATGGGCATTGCCGGGGTAGCACCCTTATTGACAACATCCTTGACTTGTTTAAGCGTACCGCCAGCAGGCTTCAGTTTGGCGGAGTCATTAGTCGGACTATAATTCTCCGGTGTAGGACCACCTAAATCTTCCACTTCAGCACCTTTGAGTTTCCCCATTGGTTCTGCTGGAGCGGCGTTAGCATTCACTGCAGTCTTAGACTGTTCCATTTCTTGTAATTTTTTACCACGAGCCATTTGAAGTTTCTCCGATTTACGCTTTAATTAAATCTATATTTATTTAGAAGTTTTATAAGTTTGATAAGAAATTATTAAACAAGTCAAGCTTGTTCTCATCTAGTTTTTTCTGATCAACGAGGGTATTTATCTGGCGATAAGTCTTTTCTGCGAACTTCTCACGCAGAATTCCTCCATCCCACACCCACTCTTTTCCTTCCATAATTCCAGATACAAA